CTACGAAACAGCCCAAGAGTCAGGACCTTCCTCGGATGGGTCCGCCTGCGATGCGAAGCTAATCCGAATGAGCAGACCCGAGCGGCAGGGGTCTGCCCTCCTGGGAAGAGGGAGGAAACAATGCCCGATTTTGAACTTTCAGAACAATTTATGAAAATTTGCAAACATGAGGAGTGTAGGTACCGAATGTATTGCAAATATCCACAAATGTTGCCCGTAGTGAATAACTTGGTCAATGATGAAATACTTAGAATGAGCACTCATTTCAAAAACAATATCTTAGTTCCTTCATTACCTCTGACGAGGCGAGGGTTAGATTATTTTTGTTTGCAAGATAAGAATGTAGAGGAAGAACTTAAAGATTTGCCACCCATGGAGCTGTGTGATACAGACCATTTTCAAAGCTTTTATGGTTCAACGCTTCGGTGTGAGAATTTACAGAATAATGAGATGCCTATTTGCCCGATTGAGCCTTTGATGCAAATGAATAGTTTAGCGTCAATTGGTGATGGGATTAATCGAATGGTTTTTGATCAAATTCAGTTTGATCAACAGATACCAGTCGTTCCAATAAAACCTCCGCGTTTTCAGTATCTCCCTGCAGAAGAGTTCTCTGACACAGATTCAAGTTCCACAGAAACGGTGATTTTTGATACTGATTCTGAGGATGAATCAATGTATCAATATAACCCGACTCGAAAACCGATTTTTCGCTATTCGTTTAAAACGAATAAGATTGAATCACGACTTTCTGAAGAAATAACTGGCCTGGCGGTGACTAATTTCGAACAAAAGACTGTTGAAAAAGGTTTGTACCTATCCAAACAGGACTTGCAAGATATTAGGGGAGAGTTTGTTTCAGATTGTCATGGATGTAAAAATACTTTGGATGTCATGTATGAGAAATTACCAGATGCTGACTTCAAAATCCCTGATCGCAGTGCGAAATGGAATAAACGAAATTTGTGTCCTTTCCTTTCACATGGTGAAGATTGCGTGTTATTCACAAAACCAGATTGGATTCATAGGTACAGAGATGGTGTATTAGATCCCATGTTTGTTCAGAATATGAAAAAGTTTGTGAGAGCTGCTTGTATGTGTTTGGATGGGTTCGAGCTTCTTAGAAAGAGAGATCAGAAGAAATGTCTTAAAGATATTAGATCAACTCCATATGTTGTGTATGCTACACAAATGAATGATAAGGAGTTAGTCGGAGATGTATTTTGTGAGAGAAATTTTCTCTCCAGAGTTTATAGATTGAGAGAAAGACTTGGATTGAATGGAGATTATGGATTTCGAGAAGAAGTCAAATTTGTAGCAGAAGGAGAGGAAGATGAAGTTACTTTCATTGATGATGCTATAAAGCCAATTAATAATAGCTTTGGGAAAGAGTTGAAGATGAATCTGAATAAAGGGATTGCGAGCATTGTTGAGAGACTAATTAGTTATATCTCTACATTCGTGTCGTTGATCTCAACTGCTTACAATTGGATTTTGTCCAAATTGAAAGATTATTTAGTTTCCTTCGCTGTTGATGTATTGATTCCAGCATGTTTAACAAAATTGCTTGCTGAAGCGGGAAAGATGATCATATATTCACTTGTTTTGATCATCTCAATTTTGTTTGTTGGATCATTAGGTTTGTTAGCTTGGAATTTCTTGAGGAGAGTTAGTTCCCTCTTGATCAAGCTACCAAAACGAGAAGAAGATTGTGATTTTATCCAAACTTCGGAAAGTATCTTTTCGCGACATTTTTCTCTCCCTGAAATGGATTTAGAAAAAATAAGAAAGCGATGTCTACAGTTAGTAGCAATAGCATCAGCAGTGAAGGTGGCTAAAGAGGGATTACTTTACCTGATGTTGTTGTTGCCATCCACATTGCGAATTGCTTTGATATATCAATTTGCAAGCAAGGCTGCAAAACAGAAATTTGAGATCGATGAATGGAAATGTAAAGCTGGATCATTGATGACTGCTCAGAGGATTTCAACGGTTGTTGGAACTAAGTCATATAGTGACTTGGTTAGAGATGCTATGAGAAAAGGATCAGAATTATTGGCTTCGGCTCCTGCAGATCAAAGAAATTCGATTATGCAGTTGTATTTCAAGCTTTTATTTTTGTCAACTACAATTGAGCAGAAGAATTACACTTCGGGAACTAGAAAGTTACCATTTTCGTTTCATGTTTGTGCACCACCCGGTTTAGGAAAATCTTTGATAACGTCAAAGATGATAACAGCTATATCTGGTTTCGATGAAGGAGATATATATTGGAAGGATCCTAGTGATGAGTTCTGGAGTGGTTGTATGAATCAAAAAGTTTTCGTGCTTGATGAGTTCCAATTGGGGAGTGTTGAGAAGAGAGTTGAAACAGCAATACAGTATTTGACTTTATGCAGCACTGTCTTGTTTGCTCCACCAATGGGGAGCGTTGATAGTCCACTAGTAGGGATAAAAGGAACCAGTTTACAGCCCGAAATAGTGATGTCAATTAATAACACTGCATATGATGCTCCAGCTGATGTGGATCCAGCCGCTTTTCAGAGAAGACGGAGATTCGTTCTAGAAATGGACAAATCTGATGATTACAGACATGACGGTGATCCTAATTCGATAGATTTTTCTAAATATTCTGATGAGGAGATAAATAAGGTGAAATGGGCAAAATTCAGATTCCTTCCTAGACAATTCGATAAAAGAAATAATGAGAGAGATATATCTCCATGGATGACTTATTTAGAAGTGATTGAGCAGATCAAAGTAATGTATTTTGATCATAAAACCACTTGTGAGAGATTAGGTAGTGTCATAGGCGGATCTATGGGAATCGATAAAGATCCGGAGGAGATAATGAATGAGATTTTGGCAACATCATTTTGTGTCCCGACCAAAATCCCAACAGTTGGAGAGGCTCTTTCAGAATTGATGGGATTGAAATTTCAAGCGGAAGGCAAAGAGAGACATTACCATAGGTGTTGTGGAATTAAGAAGAGACATGAGAAAGTGGAAGAAAGTTTTACTTGTCGCGTGTGCCAGAGGGTTATGAATTGTTTTGAAACCAGAGAAGATTCTGAAGATGAACAATCAATTCCCACAATTTCGTCGCAGATATTGGATGGGCCATATAATGTTCAAGAGTTAAATCCGTCTTCTTTGGAAAAACAGGTAGTGTCATACCAATCAAAAGTCATGAAGAAAATCGTAAGAGAAGGAGTGCCATCTTTTCCTTATTTCTTGAATACTGATATAAAGTATTCAACTACTTTGTTTGCTAAAATGATCGTGTCTATAGGATTAATTATCGGATTGGCAATTGGTTTGAAGAAGTTGTTTTCGAGCAAGGATTCAAAGAAAACTTTTCAAGCAGAAACAGGATATCCTAGTAAGATGATACACACTGGACAAAGAAGGAGTACCAGATTTCAGAAAGGATACGGAGGAGAATCTTCAGATATAATGACTCTGGAGATGAATTATCTTGGTAAGAGATCAAGGGTTATACCCATCGGAGGTCGATGGATATTGACTTTTCATCACGCCCTCACAATTAATGAACGGCGCGTGAAGGAGGGTGATGAGATAGTCATTTATGCTTATAACATTGAGCATAGATTTCCCATGGTCATGAATCGTATGATTAGTTCAAGCTCTGAAGACATCGTTGTATTTGAAGTTTTGGATTCAAAATTTCCCCAGTTTAAGGATATTAGAAAGAAATTCATAACTGAATTCGAATTAGAACAGATCAAATTTCAATCATGTACGATGGATGTTGGAAATGAGAAGAAGTATGTTGTTGCTTATAAGCATGAAAATAGATCATATTCAGTTGGTAACACATCAAAGACACTCCCACAAGCCTTTAGGTATAAGGGAATGACAAAACCAGGCGATTGTGGGACCCCAATAGTGGCTAATTCTGGACCGCTCGTTGGAAAAATTCTTGGCTTTCATGTAGCTGGCACAGTAAATAAAACTTGTGATCCACAAGGATTGTCAAATATTGTAACTACTGAAATGTTAAATGAGATTTTTGAGGGTTTTGATAAAATGGATGAATTACCAGAGTGTGATAATTTTCAAGAAGAGGGAATTAATGAATTATCATTGGATGACTTGCCAAATATGCAACATATGGCCTATGTAAAGAAAAATCAAGTCGTCCATGTTACTCGAAAAACGAAATTGAAACCAAGTCTTTTACATGGAATGTTTGTCGAAGAACCTAAAAGAAATCTTCCAATATTGTCATCTGATGATCCTAGATCATTGGGAAGAGATCCAATAATAGAATCGTTAAAAGACTTAGGTCAGTCTACAACTCCAGTTATAGATCAGAGAAGAATGTCAAAAGCTGAAGATGGCTTGTATAATTCCTTGAAAAGAAATTTGCAATGGCCAGCTGGCAAGCGTAATTTAACTTTTGAAGAAGCTTGTAAGGGCATACCAGGAATATTATCGAGTTTGAGGACAGAGACGTCTCCAGGATACCCACTAGTCTATGAAAGGAAGAAGAAAGGAAAGAAAGATAGCATATGGTTTGATGAGAAAGGAGATTTTCATTATGATCCTTCATTTAGAAGAAGAGTAGAAGAGAAAATTTTGGAGATGGAGCTTTATGATGGAAGATCCTGTATAGACCATAGATTTCTGGGGTTCTTAAAGGATGAATTGGTTTCTAATGAGAAAATCCAGAATGTG